CGGAACTAGTAACACGCCTACCGGCATAACCAATACAACAAGTGTTGGGGCTAGAACCATTAATTCCAGCGGAAGCCCGCTCCCATACAGCCCGTATGAAGACCTGGTTCTACTTTGGTCCGATATCGCAACGCAAAATGCAGACCTTGGCAGCCTGGCGTACATTGAGTCACCAGCAACATCCGCTATTTTTAGAACGGCAAAGAAGGATGCGGGTAGCGGTATTTTCGTTGAAGAAGGGCAACAAATTGATGGATACAACGTGTATGTTTCCACTCAAGTTCCAGCCAATACCGTTATTTTCGGTAACTGGCGTGAGCTTTTGCTTGGCTTCTTTGGCGGGCTTGACGTCCTCATTGACCCTTATTCCAGTTCAAATTCCGGAACGGTTCGAATTGTTTCATTTCAGTCCGTTGATGTTGGGGTCAGACACGCAGCTAGCTTTTCGGTTGGAACATTAGCGTAAGGCGATGATTGAAACACAGGAATCGATTCTAAACGATTTTTTTGATGATGAAGAATTTGCCGAAGTAGTAACCATTAACGGAAACGAAGTGGTTGCTATTTTCGACAATGAAAACATCATCGATGAAACAGGTTCGGTTCCTGTGTATCGTCGCACCGCAATGCTAACGGTTCGGGATTCTGACATTTACAATGTTAAACAAAATGACATTGTTGTGGTTAGGGATAAAGTCTATAAAGTTAAAACGATAGAACCAGATGGTACGGGCGTGTCGTCAGTATATTTGATTATCAAACAATGACACCGAAAACCTTAAGAGACACTATTACGCTTGCATTGAGAGGTAATACTGATGCCGGAAATAATGTATACTCAGGTCGATATTTACCCCATTTACTCAATAGTCTTTTGTCTGCTGACGCTGACACAATTCTTATAGATGTGAATGTTTTTGAAAGAGAATACATCAATGAGGATATTCGAAGCATTGGATACATTGGCACTTATTCCACATTAATTGAAGCAGTGATCAATGTTACCGATGATGTCATCGATAAAGCGGATCAGTTAATCGAACAAATCAAATCCGTGTTATTCGATTATGGGGGACTGCTTAATGCGAATTGTTTTAAAATCGATGGGATTATTGGGGTCAATAGTTGGACAGAGAAAATATTGATAAATACCGAAAGTGATAAAGAATCAGTGGTGGTTCAAATAGAATTAGAAATTTTGAGTAATTAAGGAGAAAAAAATGGCATGTCCATTAAACATATTAGCAGGCGTAGATTTTATCCTCAAAGAAGACGGGTCACCGGGAGGCGCATTGCTAACGACTAGCAAATCTATAAGTATAAATGGGGAAAGTGTCGATGTAACGGATGGTAGTTCCAACGGATGGCGTGTATTAGCCCCAGGGGCAGGGATCCGCAGCGCTTCAATTTCTGTTAGCGGTGTGTTCCGTGGTACGCCTCAGGAAGAATCATTGCAAATGCATGCACTAGATAATAGTTGTGCTACTTATGATTTATATGATTCCGACGGCAATCATCATAATGGTCCTTTCCTAGTAACGTCCTATGAAAAAACCGGTGACGCTAATGGTGCAATTTTGTGGTCCGCAACACTAGAGAGTGCTGGCGAAATAACAGTGACAAACGTTGGAAGCCCTTAATCGTAGCTAATGGCTAACACGTTTAAAAACGAATTCGATATTGACTTCGGCGATAAGAAGTTGCTATTGCGCGCAACATTTAATTGCCTTGTCAATATCGAGGACCGTTGCAATAAATCATTCATCGAACTGACAGAAGCATTAGCTGCTGGAAAACTAAGGTTTAACGATGTTTTTATAATTCTCTCGGAAGGGTTAAAAGGTGCCAATGTCAAAATGGACGATGAAGAACTACAAGAACTTATTCGCTCTGTGGGTCTTTTGCCTGTTACTCTGCAGTTGGAGCAGTTCATGCATATAGCTATTTCTGGCGGGTCGGCACTCGAAGAAATTCAAAAATATTCAGATTCAGAAATATCTGAACCAGACCCTAATAAAAAAAAATCATAAACTGGCATCAATTCCTCGGTAACGCCTGTTACCATTTCCACTGGCCCCCTTCTGAATTCTGGCGTTCATCTTTTGGTGAATACTGGTCATGCTTTCTCGCTGCTATCCCAACCGAACGTAAAGAAAAGATAAATACAATGATGGACGCTAAAAAACGTTTAGAACATCCCGAGGTTATAGCGCGTTTCAAACGCATGGCAGAAAAATTTAAACTTACAATAGAAGGGCTAGACTAGATAATGGCAATATCACGCACCATAGGCCGTTTAGGCGTTTTAATTGAGGCGAACACCTCAGGGTTACGTAGAGACCTTTCCAGTGCTACCCAAGAGTTCGAAAGGTTCGGGAATAGAGTTAGTGGTTCGTTAGGTCGTGCCGGTTCCGCGTTAGCAACCTTTGGTAGAGTGGGTATTACAGGATTATTGGGGGGTGCCGCTTTATCTTCGATAAAATCAATAGTTGATGGCCTCGATAACATTGGAAAATCTGCGGATCGTATCGGGATCACGACGAAAACTTTTCAACAACTCTCGTATGCAGCAGAACGTTCAGGTATAGAAATGTCAGTAGTGGAGGAAGGCTTAGGTCGATTTACAAAACGTTTAGGTCAAGCACAACTGGGTAACAAAGCATACGCTGAAACATTCAAACAATTGGGTATTGCCATTAAAGACCAGAACGGAAAGTTCAGGCAATCTGACCAAGTCTTAACCGAAGTTTTCGATTCATTAAATAATGTCAAAGACCAAACCGTTGCCACCGCTGAGGCTGCAAGTCTTTTCGGGGTCACGGGCGGTGCTAAAATTTTAGCAGTTGCGAAGGATTTTAAAACATTGGCCGCTGAGGCCGATAAACTGGGGCTAGTCATAGACGATAAACTATTACGCCAAGCAGCAGATATAAATGATCAGTTTACCGTTGCATCCAAAGTCATTGGGGTTCAACTGCAAAGTGCTATTTTATCTCTGGCACCGGTACTAACTGGATTAGCCAATTTAATCGCTAAAAGTGCCACCTATGTTCGAAGCTTTACCGATGCGCTTAAGGATTTAGCAACCACCAGTACATCTGAGGTGTTTAATGAACGTGCTGCTGAGATTGAAACGGAGATAAAAGCACGTGAATCGAAGATAATTGAAATTCAAAGAAAACGAGGTGGAGACAGAACCAAAGCCATTCAACAATTATATGATAATCAAATTGCCGTTGAAAAAAGTAAATTACAACAACTCTACAAGCAACGTGGTGATTTAATAAAGAACTACCGTAAAGATTTAAAAAAAGAAGGTGATTTAGCCCCAGTTGAATTTACAAAAGGTAAACAACAGTCATTAACTTCTTCTGGCACCACGCAACCAGGTAAAGATGCTGATGCGCAAGTTGAAGCCTATAAGAGAGTTAAAGAAGAGGTAGAAAAATATCATGAGGCATTAAGAACCCCAGAAGAAGTAAAAAATGACCAACTCGCCTTAATTGAATCATTAAGACAACAAGGCTTAACCGCTGAAGATGCGATTCGGGGCCAAATTAAAGCTAATTCGGAATATGCAAAGGCGATTCAAATCGTTAATAAAAAAACGGAAGAAATGAAAACCCCATTGAAAGAATTAGGGGCACGTTGGGAAGATTTTAATGGTCAAATTAATAACGCTTTAACCGGTACCTTCGAAAGAGCAACCGATGAACTAGCAACTTTTGTCACAACGGGCAAAGCGAATTTTAAAGATTTGGCACAATCCATTTTGCAATCATTATTGAGAATTTCGATTCAAAAATCTCTGACCACTGCTTTTCCTAGCCTTTTCGGTGGTTTTGGCGGGGGAAGAGCTTCAGGTGGCCTGGTGGGGGCGGGTTCAGTTTTTCCAGTTGGGGAACGAGGTCCAGAATTATTTGTTGCGCCAACCGCTGGGCGAATCGTTCCTCACGGCCAAGCAACATCGATGGTCAACGCTTCAACTGCTAAACCACCTATCATTAATGTGATCAATAAAACCTCGGAACCATTAAAGCAACGCACCGAAACAAAGATAATCGATAACCAAGTGTTTGTGAATCTTTATAACGAAAATAAAAACCTAGGGCTAATATCATGACCACGTTCCCTACTTATTCGGCAATCTTAGAATGGGATGAATCAACAGTTGATAACACGATCCAGACCCAATTCGAGGGTTATTTAAAAATAGCAAAACTGTTTTCAAACCAATATATTAATGTATCTCTGACACTACTTTTAACGACTGATGAATATAATGATTTTTTGGACTGGGTTAGGGATTATGGTTATGACACTTTTACGATTACGCGATATGTGGATTCAGCGAATATTACGGCTAGATTAAGGAACACCTCGATACAATCTAAACGACTTTCCAGGGTTGCGGACCAATGGATTATTAATTGTGAATTGGTATATTTAAATTGAACTATCAGCAATATCTAGGCAAGCCATTTTCTGCTTATGGCAACTGCCTTAACTTTTTCATCGTGGTCCAGAAAGAAGAATTCAATAGAGATATTCCAAACACCCCTGGGGAAATATCAAAATATTTTGAACCCACCGAAACCGGGGCCGAAGGTGATTTACTCTTGATGAAAAATGGTCACCGATTACACGTAGGGATCATGGTGCAAGATAAATATTGTCTACACAATTTTGAAAACCTTGGGGTTATTTTAACCCCCATAAAACGATTAAAAGAAATGGGATTAATAGTAACCCGTTATTATAAATACTCTAATGGCCACATTTGAAGAACTCATAAATCCTCTTTCAGCGGTAGCACCTTTAACTATATTTGAGATAGAGCACGATTCGCTGGCTACACCTTTTAGGTTCGTGGATGACACAGAAGAAATAACTAGCAACGGCAACACTTTTATGCCCTTAGTTTGTCGTTTCGAATTCCCGAAAACAGGTCAAATTGATACCTCATCGAAGTTGATTCTGGATAACGTAGGAAACCTTTTCGCACCGTATATAACGGCTGGGGGTGGCCTAAGAGGGGCTATTTTGACTGCGGCAATTATCGACCGAAATTTTCCAGATACCATTTTGAAAACCATAACTCTGTATGTTAGAGATATATCAATAACGAATACCCAATTGTCACTGACCCTTAACTTAACCAGAATCGGGGCAAAACGGGCGGTTCGAAAAGTTTATAATCGACAATCATTCCCTGGATTATTCTGATGGCGATTTTAAGAATTAAACGTAACCCTTTTGAAGAAGATTTTAAGGATTATCCAATAGCTGGCCCCTTAAACATCAGTGAAG